AACAAGCAGTAAGCGCGCTGTGTGCCAACACAATTGGTTACACACACAGAAAGGGCCATACGATGGCTGGAAGTAATGTCAACAGCGGCGACGACATGATTCGTCGTCTTGAAGAGGAACTGCGTCAAAAGCAGAACTTCGCCAACGAGATTATCGGTCGCGCGCAGACTGCCGAGCGTGATCTGAGCGATGAGGAAAAGGGTCTGATCGCTGAGACTCGTGGACGCATTGAGCAGATCAAGGACCAGCTCGACACCATCGAAGACGTGACTCGCGTGAGTTTCGAGTCATCGACTCGTGCCCGTCAGGTCGGTCAAGCAATTGAGTCGATGCGCACTCACCAGCAGGTGTCGCCTGTTGAGTACCGTTCTGCTGGCGCGTATGCGCTGGATATGTACCAGTCGCATCTGGGTGACCGCAAGGCCACCGAACGTCTGGAACTGTTCTTCCGCAGCGCGGATCATCAGAAGACGAGCGACAACTTGGGTGTGGTTCCTGACCTCATCGTGGGTGACGTTATCAACTTCATCGACGCTGGTCGTCCGATCACGACTGCGATCGGTCCGCGCCCGCTTCCGGGTGCGACGTGGCACCGCCCCATCGTGACTCAGCAACCCTCTGTAGGTGTGCAGGGTAGCGCGGGCGCTGCTGCTGATGAGAAGACCGAACTGGTGAGCCAGAAGATGCTGCTGACTCGTCTGACTGGCAACGCTGTCACCTACGGTGGATACGTCAACGTGTCGCGTCAGAACATCGACTTCAGCAATCCGCAGATCCTGGATATCATCATCAACGGTCTCGCTTCGCAGTACGCGATTGACACTGAAGCAGCTGTTGGCGATGCACTCGCTGACACGAACACTGCTGCGATCACGTACTCGCCTGGCGCGACTGTCGCTGAAAGCCAGTACAACGCTTCACTCGCTGTCTGGCAGGCAGCCGCGACTGTCTATCAGACTGTGCGCGGTCAGGGCTCTCTGGTGCTTGCTGTGTCGCCTGACGTGCTGGGCACGTTCGGCCCGCTGTTCGCGCCTGTGGGTCCGCAGAACCAGTACGGTGGTGGCTTCAGCGCAAACGGATTCGGGCAGGGCGCCGCAGGCAACATCAGCGGCATCACCACTGTCATGTCTGCTGGCTTGGGTGCTGGCGAAGCGTACCTGTTCAGCACTGCTGCTGTCGAGGTGTACGAGCAGCGCATCGGTACGCTGCAAGTCACCGAGCCGTCGGTGCTGGGTGTTCAGGTCGCCTACGCGGGGTACTTCACCCCCATGGTGCTTGACGACGGCGGCATCGTGCCGATCACTGGCGCAGGTTCGTAAGTTGTTCGTGCGCAACGGTCAAGCCCTAGGGTCGGTGCTTCACAGCGCCGCCCCTAGGGTGGCACGACCGACAACCCGCAAGCCACGCAAGACGAAAGACGAAGCCGTGCAAACGTCTTCGCCTGTCGTTGAAAGTGTCGAAACTGTTGAAAAGGAGTCGTTTCCGTCGTGAGCGATCCTGTGGTGGAGAGCGGTGCTGAACTCAGCGTCGATGATGTTGAGCAATTCACTGCCGGCCGTCTTGCTGCTGACAACCCTGAGACTCAGCGGTTGCTTGACAGCGCGGTCGCCGCGGCACGCCGCTATTGCGGCTGGCACGTCAGCCCCGTGTGGGCCGCGCACCAGATCATCCTTGATGGTCATGGTTCGCGCGTGCTGCGGCTCCCCACGAAACATCTGATCACTGTCGATGATGTGATCGAAGACGGCACAACGCTGAACGTCGACGAATTGACGTGGAACACAGCAGGACTCGTGCGTAAAGCGAACCATCTTGCGTGGGTGCAAGGCTATCGACTGATTGACGTAGTGATCACTGATGGATTCACTGCGACTGAGGCAGCTGACTGGCGTCAAGCAGTCTTGACGATGGTCAGTCTGATGGCGAGCGGCAACCGCCCTGACAGTGAACTCATCGTCAAGAAAGTGGATGATGTTCAGTACCAGTGGGGCTCAACAGTCGGCGCAGATCAAGCACTGCTGAGCGTGTCTGGTGTGCTTGACGCATACCAAGTCGGTCAGGTGTTCTTCGCGTGACGTTCGGTGGGCAGACTGTGACTGTCGTGACTTTCACGCTGTCAGACGAAGAAGATAATCTCGGTGTGCGCGCTGAGACAACGAGCGACGTTGATGTGCCTGGATGCCGCTTTCGCCCACTATCTTTCGCTGAGACTGCCCAGACTGAGTTCGACGTGTCGACTCAGATTTGGAAATGCACTGCACCACCTGTCGCGGCGATACTCGCTGCTGACGAGAAGGGTTATCTGCGCTGCGACGGCGCAACGTACAGCATCGTCGCTGGCCCACAGTTGTTCACTGACATGAGCGGGCAGCCGTTCAAAGTGACGATCTTGGCGCAGAAGCACGATGGCTGACGACGCTGTAAGCATGAACGAATTGCGCGACGCGATTCGCGAGGAGTTCATTCATAATGCGCTCGTCGCGCTCGCAAACCGCGGAGCGGAATACTGGAAAGAGATAGCGCAAGAACATAAAGACACTGGCGAATATATCGACAGCATCGTCGTTGTCGATAACGGTGTTGATGACGTCGCCGTTGTCGCCACGTCTGAGGTTGCGCACCTACTTGAGTTCGGCACAGTAGACACTCCCGAGTATGGATTCCGTGCGCGTACAGAGGCTTACTTCAACAACGGCGGTGAGTAGTGACTGAACTTGCGGGTGTCTGCGCGAACGACGCTGAAGCGATCATTGTCGCGTGGCTATCAAAGCTACGCCGCACGAGCGTTGTTCGTCTTGCAGGCGACGAGCTACCGTTCACGCTCGTCAAAGAGATCACAGGAACAGAGAACATAGAAATGGGTACAGCAGAGCGCGTGGTGAGTGTTCACACGCTCTGCGAGCGCACAACAGGCATCAGCGAAGCTGCTCGCGAAGCGCAAGACACACACCGTCGAATGTTGTTGCTAGGCGCAACACTTGAAGCGTTTCCACTCGCAGACGAAACGTTGGTGAGTGTCGATTTTGTTCGTGTTGTCGAGTCACCGATTTGGGTGCCGTACACTGACGAGATTCTACGCAAAGTAGGCCGGTACGAAATCGGCCTCATGTATGAAGACCAGCCCGACCCGTTGGGGTCTTAGTTCGCCGGATTGATCTGTCCGGTTCATCACTGAAAGGAAAGTTATGACCATTCCAGCAACCGGCACTGAGTGGGCCACTGGTGGCTACGCAGACATTGATTCGCGCTTCCTTGAGCGCGGCGGTCTCGTCGCTGCCCTGATTCGTGATTACGGCGGATCGGCGACGAACATCAGCCCAGATGTGTTCTCTCCGTTCGCTACCGACGGAACCCCCCGCGATGATCTGTTCGCTTGCACGCGCGTCGATGGTGTGTGGACGATCAACGCGAGCGCCAACGAGGGTTGGTGGAACTTCGGTGCGTTCGAGGAAAAGAAGGGTCCTGAGCGTCGCCCCTCATCCAAGCACGATGACTTCATGGTCCTGCAATCTAACTGGCCTTTCGATAGCGATTTGACGAGTGAGGGTGAGACGGTACGGTTTACAGCTGTTGAAACTCTCAAACCGCTACTCAAGCGCGTCAAGAACAACCTGCCGCTGGTCGACAGCAACGGCGACATTGTTGTCGAAGATGTTGGTGAGGCTGGCTACGGAATTGGCAAGCCCGTTGAGGCTGACGCTGTTGAACGCCAACTGTTGCTACTTCGCAAGCGCAGCAAGGGCGGTAAAACCATCTATACGTGCGATGGGTTCCCGCTGGTAAAGCTGACTGACATTGGCAACGCCAAGAAGGACAAGACTGACGCTGACGCTGCTGAACTGACGTTCACTGTGTTGCCTGATCCTTACTTCGTTGACGTCGATGGAACTCCGCTCGTGCATTACACCTGGGTCGCCGGTGACGGCTGGACGTCGATGCTGCCGAGCAGTTAACAAAGCCCCCGCCTGGCAGCCGTTGTGGACACATCTGTGTCCCGGGCTGGCGGCTGTCAGGCGGGTCTCCAATCATGTTGTCTACCAGCCAAATACAAGCCCATTGAAAGGTACAGCCCATGTCGAAGTACGGTTCCCCGAAAGCGGCGCGCGAAGCAGCAGCAGAAGCACAGGGATTCCTTGCAAGTGTTGAGATTGTCGCAGGGAATGAAACTTTTGAAGTTCCGCAACGCGGATTGCTTGACGACGACCAAGCGGAACGACTCGCTGAGCTTGAGCTTGAGACAGAAACGTGGGATCGTGAGGACGACGTTACGTTGAGCACCGGTTCTGTCGTGCGTGGAGCGTTGAAACGCCCCTACCGTAAGAATGGCAAGCTCATCAAACCTGCCTATCCCGTTCGTGTTGCTATCGCGCTCTGGGGTGAAGAGAAGTATGCGCGCTACAAAGCCGCTGGTGGTCGTTCTGCTGACGTGACTGCTGCGCTTGCATTGATGGATCAGCGCGTGCAGGAGCGCGAGCAAGACGACTCGAAAAGTGTGGGACGTGATAGTTCGTCTGAGGCGGTTTCAGACTGAAATAGAAGCGGATCTACTGCGCGAGTACCGCATCGATCTAGCGGACTGGCACACAGGAAAGTTGTCTAGTCGCCGTGTGTTGGCGCTCATCGACAATTTGAGTGAATCAAGCAGCTACAAAACAACTTTCGAACGCGCAGGCAATTGGCCTGTGTGGCAGCAGATGTTGAAGCAAGCAGCGAACGAAGTCACGTTGCATCGCGCGTCGCTGTACGCAGGTAGTGAAAACGCGTACGAGCCGATGGTGTACCTAGATCCGCTGGAGATGGCTGAACGTCTAGCAGACGATGAAGCTATGACAGTGGGGCATAGACAAGCAGAGGAGGAGCTTTATGGCGCGTTGGGATGGACGTAGCTCGTGCCTGTAGCGTTGAAGTTTGAGGCTGACGAAGGTTCTCTCAGCGACGTCAAGTCTCATGTCACTGACGTATTCGACGGCATGGGTGAACAAGCCGG